ACTTTCTTTATGAAATCTTTTAACATCAGCAATATGGTTTTTAGTGACTGTACCAGCTATCTTTACATATTCTGAATTACGTTGTTTAGCGTGCCAAAGTTTAAATAGCTGCTGAACTTTTATATTTTCTTGTTTATATAAATCTTCAAATTGATCTAGCTTTGTTTTCTTATCAAATAAATCTACGGCAAACTGTAAGTCTGAATTTTTAGAAACACCAGCAGATACACTTTCAATTCTAACAATGGCATCTTTAACGATTTCATTTAATCTAATTTCATCGTTTAAATCTTTTTGTTTCTTAGCAACCTTTTCAACTTGTTTTCCAATTTCACCAAAACCTTCACCAACTACTTGAGCTAAAGAAAGTGGTAAAGCAAGATTACTTGTTGGTGTTGCTGCGCCTACGTTAGCTTGAAGTTGAGATTGAGGAATAGTTATCTTTGCCATATTCTTATGCCGTTAATATTGAACCTGAGCTATAGTAATTGCCGCCCATAGTTGCTAAACCTTTAATCGTTTCAGTTCTTGCAGTAAGTTGACCTTTATACAATTCACCTCGACCTTGACCTTCAAGTAATAAGCTTTGATTAATTCCATCAAAGTAAGCTTGTTTAGAATTATAATCTGCAATAGCTAAATCAGTTGCTTGATTAACTTCACTCTCAAGCATTACAAAGTAAGGAGTAGTATCTGATCTAACTTCAACACCTGATTTAAGTAAACTTACAAATAGAAAATCTAATTCAGCCTCTTGTTTTTTTAATAATCTTGGTCGATCAATGTTATCGTAAACTGCTTTAGCTTGTTTTGTTTTAGCAGCTTGCAGTTTAGCTTGTTGTTGATAGACAGAATTGTTGTAAGCACCAATCTTTTTAGCAGCATCTGCTGCAGCGAAATTACCTATAAAACTCATAAATATACTTTTGCCATCCTGTAATAATCTGTTTTGTCAGGTCCATAACCACGCATAAGACCTTCGTTCTTTAATCCTAAAAATTCTGCAAATCTTAAACCTAATTTAAAATTAGCTTTGACTGTTGTTTGTAATCGCCAAATTTTATTATTTGCACAAAGTAAATCTGTTCTTTGTTTAATTAATCTTGCTGCTTTAATTTTAATTTCAAATATTCTTTTGCTTGAAATAACCCAGCCTTCGCATACTCCATTCCATAAAGGATAGATCCCACCGCTAACAATAGGAATATCATTATGTAATAAAGTGAATGCCATACCAGCCACTGCAGCATCGATACGATTTTCTTCATAACTTGCGTCTAAATCCATAAGCTTATCATTAAGACCAAAGGCGATCATTGAACTGCCGTGATCTCGTTGATAAGGAATTACTTTGTAATTATCCATCAGAGGTGACTACAGTTGGATAGATTGCCAATACCGACAAAGGTAATGGCTGATCTTGTTTTATATAAATAAATCCGTCCGTGTTATAGTCGTCTCTAAATTCTATTTCTTTGTCACCTGCTAATAATGTTTCAACAGGATTACTTAATAAGCTTGATGTTGTTCTAAATGGAATTGTTTCTAATTCTGTAAGTGAAGGACCAACTTTAGCTCCAACTGTTTCAAATAATCTAAGAACAACTTTTGAAATTCTTTTTGTTTTACCTTGCGATGTTCCTTCTGCAGCGCCGCCTTCAATACGCATTGTTTGTAAAACACTATCGTAAGCTAGTCCTACAACTGCTTTAGTTGTGGATCTGTCTAAAGATATTTGACCACTCGATACAACCTTGTCGGCGTGTGTTGCACCGTCCGCTAGGACAGAAACGGTTTGACCTTCCAAGTGAGCTAATCCCGATAGTGTCGTTGTTGCCGATCCTGAATACGTAAGATGACTATCTAAAAATCTAAAGTCTGTTGCATCTGTTTCATCAAAATCAAAATTAGCAAAACATTCAACATATCTTTTAGTAGCTCCGTTTATTGTTCTTTTAACAATAACCCAAAGCTCATCTTCCGTTAAAGTTCCTGAGATTACTGCAGCCGTTTCACAAACTGCATTACCACTTCCAAAAGATCCTCCGAATATATGTCGATGCCAAGCAACAACATTTTCTGATCGTTGGTAAGTTAAACCAGCTAACACTCCATCGTCTCTGACACACCATAAAATACTGTCAGGCTCTTGTTGATAGACCATTTCATTTATTCCTGACTTAGTGACAATATCATTTAAGATTGTCAGGTCAGGTGCAACATAGCCGTCAACATCAAAGTTATAACTTAATTCTCTAATTTTTCTTTTTGCTTTTTGTAAAAACAAAACTGAATTACCTGCAGGAATAGCGTCAACATCTGCAGTACCATAAGAACTTTGTTTTTTAATTGTAATGTTTGTTGGTGTAATAGCAGCATCTGTTCCATCTGCTGATACTGTAAACTCACCACCTGTTGTTCCAACAATTAAAGTTCTTGTAGCTTTTAAATATCTAACTCTGTTTACTTGGTTTGACGCAATTGTATAAACCATTGCATCATCTGCGTTAGTTCCTGTTGTCATATTCTCATAGTCACCTGACTTAGAGAAAAATAAAGTTTGCGGCTCTATATCTGTGCCAGCAAAAACTAATCGTTGTTCAAAAAATGATACGCAAGATGGATGTCCTTGAGTATCTGAAAAAGCACCAAAGCTCCATTCAGTCGTTGAAGTCGTATTATCAAAGTCATCTTTAACCTCTGCAGTCACATCAGTATCTGATATGAAAGCAGTTATCTTTGCATAACCGTTTGAAAATTTAATTAATCTATCTACATCAGTAGCCGCAAAAGCACTTCCTGATGCAGCAATGTTAATTGCTGATCCTGTTGTTGCCGACGGCGTCATTGAAATAGCAGTAGTATTTTGAACTAAATAAGGTCCATCAGTAAATTCAATTGGATCTAAAGTCCAAGATGTGTGACCTGTTCTACTTAATTTTCTTACCGCGTGATTAGGATGACAGATATACATAACGTCTGCTGACTGAGCAAACTTGATCTCAAATAATTCTGCCTCTAAGTATGGTGCAGATATTTCATAAGCTGAACCACCAGAAAGTATCTGACCTTTATCTTTATAAAATCTAATGTATTGATTGCCAAATTCTAAAACGTAAGTTTGCGTTGTAGAAAATTCAAAAGGTATTAATCTTGTTTTCTTTGTACTGTCTTTAACTTCTGCAATAAATTGAGTGCCAACTCTTCGTGTAGCAGCACCTTGCGGATGAATTAAAAAATTTTGTAATGTCTTTGCACCTGTATTGTATTTAGCAAAGTCAGTTCTGCCATCTAATTTAGATCCTAACTCACCTGATACAAAACTTGTTAATGCAAGAGTTGTTCTAGGCATTATAACCTCGCATCAGTAAATTCGTTGCTCTCTATCGTTCCTAATGAATTTTCTGTAGCGTCAACAAATCTAGCCTCTCTTAATCTTTCATCTGCAGTAGTTAAATAATTATTAGCTAGTGTTGCATTGTTTGTGACCGCATAAGCTATGTCTGCAGCTAAACCTGCACTGATAGCCTCTTGTAAATAACTATCGTAATTATTCGGATCAGTATCTAGTGCAATGTAAACAAGGTAAACTGTTCCTTCATTTGTTTTAATTTTTCTACTTTCAACTTTGTAATCAATATCACTTTCAATACTATCAGTGACGCCTGTATGAATTTTTAAAACTCTTAAGCAATCACTTGGTAAAGTATATTGGTAAGAATATTCAACAACAGGTGCTGAACTATCTTGAGCTAATTGAACTCTTTTAGTTAAACAATTCCAAGCGTGTGATCTAAAGATCCTATTTCTAACAGGCTCATATCTTTGATTACAAAGACGAGCATTTTTACTGTCATCTGTTAATGCTGTGATTGTTGATGCTCCTAATAAATTTAAAGCTGAATTACATATATCTACTACACTTGCCATTTTTTATTTTCCTCACAATAAACTTTTAAAGTAAACGGAATGCCAATTTTGACTAATCCGTCGTATATATCTTGTCCTATCCATTCGCTTTCTTCTGCGCATTTTTTGTAGGATTTATAAATTTTTTTTTCTTTTTGTTCGTATTCCATACATTCAAAGTACGGCGAGCAAACAACTGCTATAATAATAAATGATTTAAACATTAATTGATTTGACTAGGCAGCCGAATAAGCCGCCTAGCCTGATTGATTTACAGATTACTCAACTGAGTAAATCACTGCACATTTAATAGTTCCTGTTGCAGTACCAGCATTAGTCAAAATAATATCTGTCTCTGCAGGTTGCTCATAACCGAAACCAGCTATAGCTCCTTCTTGAGACATAGACATTTGACCAGCCGATGTAGTTGCAGTAGCAGCGATATATCTATCGTCGTCTGCACTATCACCAACTTTTAATGTTGTACTTGCACCTAAAGCGTCGAAGTGTACGATTACATCGTAAACTTTTGCACCTTTAGGAAGTCTTGCAACAGATATGTCAGAACCATCCGCTAAGGACGATGCCTCATAGCTATCATACTGAACTCTTAAATTACCGTGCCATTCTGAACTGTCTGCTTTAACAACAGGAGTTGCAGTAATGTTGGTAAAATTTACGCCTTTTACTGATGCCATAATTTTATCCTCCTATTACGCCTCGTGCGCTTGGATTTTGACAATTTTGTCCTCTTCCATTCTGCTAGCGCCGATTGACATACATACGTACACCTGAGTTGCGTAGCCTTTGTCAGCTCTTTCATCAATTCTAGTCATAAGGTCTTGACCTACTCCTAGCTTAATGCCGTCTGATGCAAACGCGATACAATCTCTTTTAGATGAACCGATGTTTAGTCTTGTTGATGTTATAAAGTTAAAACCAAGAAACGTATTAACTTCACCATTAGCTAAAGCTTTAACAGTGTTAAAGTCCGAGCTAGTGATTTGAGTTGTGCCTAACAAATCAGAAATTTGTTTTGGACCAACTACGATGTATCTTGGAATTGATGGATCAACTGAATTGCTATCTAAGATTTCTTTTGCTTGTCTTAGTTTATCAATTGTCATTCCTGTTGTACCAGCCTCAGTAATAATCTGAGATGCAGGTAAAGGTACAACTGTGCTACCTGTTTCACCAGAGTAAGCATTTCCTGTTGCTGCAAGAATGATTTCGTCATCCATCGCACGACCAAGCGCATAAGCTGCTGCTTGAGCGTAAGAACTTGTTGGATCAATAAGCATTCTAACTTTATCTTGGTTATCGATTAAGTCAGCGTACTCGTAATCTACAAGTGATAATCTTCTCCGTTGGTGTGGTGTGTCGATCTGAGGAGTTGAGGCGTGTCGAGATACTCTCTTCACTGCTGTTGCAGATCCAACTTGATCTACAAACATATTTTTTCCAACTACTGTTTCAACGTCCACTGCATTTCGAAGAAGGCTGCCTTTTTGTTGTGAAAGCATTTGAACATTGTTCGAATACTGTTGCACAAAAGCAGTTGTTATTTGTGAACTCATATTAAGTTCCTCCTTTTATGTAGTTTGATTGATTGATCGATTTGATTTTCCGTTTACACGGATCTAGTCTTTGCGTTTTAAGTCTGCAATTAGACTTTTTTTCTTAGAGGTTTTGCATTCGCAAAGTTTTCTCTTGGAAACTTGTTTAACCCAATTAAAATATTCTTCGGCTTTTTGAGTTGGATCTTTTCTTTCGTACTCAGGTCCAAACTCTGTAGCTAGCCTTAAACATTCTAAACGGATTTCAACGTCTGATAATTCACCATCAGCACGCTCAAACTTTTCACTAGCCATTGAGCTGCTCTCTTAACTTGAAAACTTGATCTACAGTTTTCTTATGGTTTGGATGTGATTTATTCCAATACGGTGAACCATCCTCAGTTAATTCGCTAATCTCTTTTTCAATTTCATTAGCCGTCATATATCCTAGACCATCACCTTTAATGATTTCATCCTCAGATAGTTTATCTGCTAACATTGAAAAAGCTTTTATAACTTCAGGATTATCACCTAATCTTGATCCGTCTTTTAGTATTGTTTCATTTAATAATTCTTTACTAAAAGTTTCAGATGCAAGTTTCTTAGCTTGATCGATCCGTTTGCTATAATTAGCTCCAAATTCTTTTTTAAGTTCTTCAATGACTTGAGTTTGTCTTTGCTCAGCAGCTTGAAATTTTTCTTGCTCAGCATCGGTACTCATTTCATTATAAAACTTTATTAGTCGCTCAGCTTGTTGAGGTAATAAACCTAATCGATGTGCAGTCTCATTAAATGCTTTTAACTGCGTAGGATTAACTTCTTCTGCATTAAAAGAATATTTGTAATCCTCTGGTTTACTAGGCGCTCCAAGTTTTCTAAATACTTGTTGCCAATCATCCTCTGTTGCCATTTTATTAGGTACTGCAATTTTATTTGCACCAACTAATTTTTGAGCGGATAAATAAGACTTAACAAAATCTTCCATTGTATTAAAATTTTGTAAAGCTTTTTCTTCTTGATAATCTTTTGGAATTAAATCTTTAAAATTAAATTCCTTTGTTTCAGCTTTTGCTAAAACAGTTTCTTGTACCTCAGGTGTTGCCGTAGGTTGTTGAGCAACATCTGTTGGTTGCTCAGATTGCACCTCAGGTGCAGTTGTCTGATCTTGCATAATTATACTCCGTAAATTATTTTTCTTTTTGATTGATTAAATTTTCCATAAAGACAACGATTGATCTTTGACCTTCGTAAAAAGCGCTTTCGTGACTGTCGCCTTTAACGTGCGTTGTATTATGGAAGTGGCATCTCTTTTTGAGATCGTCTAAAACTCTTTTACCTTCATCAGATCCAAAAGTTATTTTGTAATCTTTAATGAGCTGATGATATTTTTTATTGTCCTGATCCATTATTTAATTCTTTCACCATTGGTGCAGCATTCTTAGCCACTTGGCTTTCTTGAAGTGCTTGCATCATTTGTTGTTGTTGAGCTTGAGCTGCTGCTCTTTGCTCTCTAACTTGTTGGACCTGACTATCTGATTTAATAATTTTTGCTGGTAAACCTAAAATCTTAATTATTTCTTTTACTAAACCGTTTTCATCTAAGTAATCTTGAACAGGAGCTATTTGACCAATAGATCCAAATAATTCTAAACCTCTCATTAAACTTTGAAGTTCTTGAGATTTTTGAGCAAGAGCCATTGGTGATACGTATTCAATTTGAATTTCTTGATTAGCAAGAATATCAGGCGCAGGTAAAAATAATTTATCTCTAAGCATAATATTAAATACTCTTAATATCATTGGCTCTAATAATTCTGATTGTAATCTACCAAGTACAGGTCCTAGTATTCTCATCTTCTCTTCATTTCTTTGAAGGACCTCTGTTGCAGTCATTGTTCTATTAGATGCTACAACTAATTGATCGATATGAAACATTTTAGCAATTGCATCACGTCTTTGGTTTTCGTGATTTAAAGTTGCAGAAATGTTTTGACCAATTTGTAATGGCTCAATCTTATCTCTTGAACCTGATCTGTAATAATTTAATGAACCTGCACTCATTCTTATTGGTGCAAGCATTCCATCATCAGGAACTAATAACGGTGGATCAACTTGTTTAGCTGCAGCTTTTAAAGAAACTTCAACCATCTTGTTAAGAACTTTAACATCAGGCAAAGCATTCATAGCTGGGGATCTACCGTATATTTCTGTAGATGCTTTTAAATATCTTGGAATGACATAAGGCATTTCTCTAAAGCCACCGATAGAAATAATATGACCTGAGCTATTTTCAAAATACACCGATTGATACGGCATATTCTTTTTATCTAATTTATTTTCATTATAAATTGTTCTTGGTCTAACAACGTGAACCAACTCAATTTCTTCAAACGGCTCTTTCTTAAATGTATTCTGAACTTCTCTTGATACATTTTCTAAACCAAATTTTTCGACGATTGCGTGAGCAGGCATCTTAAATCTTCTATAAATCGTATCAACAATGCCTTTAGCATTTTCTTGAATATAAATTTCTTTAATGTGTCTTGCAGAAAAATTAACTACATCAACGTCATCTTGTTCAATCATTAAGCAGGCAGTGCCGAAACAAATTAAATCGTGATAAGCCTCAAATATTTCCTGCTGAAAATTTGACTTAGCAAAAGCTAAATACATTTTATCTGTGCTATCTTCTAACCACTCTTTTGCCTCGTCACTGTCATTTAGCAAATCTTCTTTATACCTTAAAGAAAACCATCTATTCGCTGAGCTTGTAAGCATACCGTGCAAAGATGCTGCCAATAGTTCTAAAGCGTGAATGGCGCTTGCGTCAAAAATTAATATATTTCGTTTGTCGCCTCTTGCTCGTTCTTTTGTGATCTCTGCTTTTCTTGGTTGCGTATAATCTGCACACTCTTGCCAATGGCTTTCCCAAGTTGATCGTTGTTCCATTAGCTTAGAGAGATTAGACTTAAGCTCTCGAGCCAAATTTCTATAATCTTGATTTTGCATTATTTCTTCTTCCAGCCTCTTTTCATTGCAGCGTAAGCTTTTCTGCTAACTGTGGATTTAGATTTAGGTCTTGAAATACCTAATCGTTTTCTTCTATTAATATTTTTTACTAAGCTCATCCTAATAAAGTTTTTTTATTTAATTGTAAGTTTTCACCTAGACCTTGAGCCGAAGTTAAAATTGTATTACGTCTGCCTCTTCTTTTGTTGTCTAATTCCTTTTGGTCCATTTCAATATCTGTTGGACCTTTAGGTGTTTCAATTGGTTTTGGTGCATCCATTTGAGAAACAACTTTTGGCTGCTCAGGTGCTTTAGGTTTTGGTGCTACTGCTTTTACAAATCCTCCCATAAAATTATCCTCCTAGTAAAGTTTTTTCGTTTTTGTTCAGCAAACCTTTTAAAGCTTTTTCATCTCTGCCAAACATTTGATCGTATTTTTCTTTTTCTTTTTTAGTAAAGCTTTTGTATTCGCCTGTTTCTTTAACGTCTTTTAAATCTGATCTACCTGTTCTTTTTTTATATTGATTACGAACAGAATTTAATTGTTTGACTTTTTGATCGCTTGGTAAATATCCTCCCATTGCTAGCCTCCTAATAAACTTTTTTGATCTGTTTCTGCCGCAACATCTTCATAGTCAGGTGAAGTAAGAATAGTTGATCTACGACCTTTTCGGTTTCGTTGCCTTCTTCTTAAATCTTCTTCTTCCTGAGCTTTTCTAGCTGCATCGTCTGCTGATGGCACATCTTCAACTTTTGGCTCTACGATTGCTGGTGGAGCTGGCATTGAAGGTGCTTTAAAGATTGAACCCATAATTGTAATCCTTTTGTAAATTTGTAGTTGATATAAATTTTTCTCTGTCTAAACCGACCGCCAAAACTCTCATCGCGTCGCAAGCGTGGCTCGCCCACGAATGAACAGGTTTTGCAGCGTAAACTCTTTCTTTGTCATTATACTTTCGGTGATAATGCCTAAGTGAATTTATAAGCTTAGTACAATTGTCAATGTCGATATAGCATCTTGGTAAAACCATCTTTACTGCGTGGATGCCATCTTCGATTGTTAGCTTTGGTGCTATCTTAAATTTTAATCCTAACTGATAGGCAACCTCTCGTTTGGTCCTACCTGTTGTGAAATCTGTTTGTTCTAAATCGTGAGGTCCTAGATGTTTGTCATAGACATAATCTTTTTCCTTGAGATATTGAGCGTAGTGAGGCAAAGCCTCATTATTGATCTCATAAAAGTCAATAATGTTAATACTATTTCCAATAACTTGATAAAAAATAATAGAAGTAGCATCATTAAAGCCAATGTCCCAAGCGGTAGAAACAGGATAGCTCGTGTCGTAAAGAACTCTAGTAATCCTCTTTTCATCTTCTAATTTATTTAAAACTTCGCCGTAAATAGAACCTCTGATGTTTCCAATAAAAGAACACTCAAACTCTTGGTTATATTTCGATTGTCCCATTACAGACAATGCGGCGTCTAATTCTTCTTGGTCTATAAGCTTAGTTTCGCTAACTTTCGCAGTATAGCCAAACCAACTTTCCTCTTTCTTTGCTTTTAAATAATAATCATAAAAAAGATTATTCATTCCTTTTGGAGTACCACATAGACTTAACCAACCTTTTCGATCAGCTAAAGCAGGTCTAATTACTTCATCCAGCAAGTCGGATGAAATTTGCGCTGCCTCATCTACGACTGCTCCATCAAGATACAATCCTCTAAGGCTATCAGGATTTTCAGATGACAAGAGCATTATTCTTGCTCCGTTCATAAAATCACATCTAAGCTCAGTCTCGTTGTATTTAGTCTGAGGAATATTCTTTGTATAATATTTTAAATAATCCCAAGCTATCTTCTTTGCCTGACTGTAAGTCGGAGCAATGTAAGCAAAGCGTGGATTATAATTTTTATTTGTCATCGCACACTTGATTAAGTGATTGATGAGCATAACCGTTTTGCCAAACCGTCTATGACAACATAGAACTGAAAATCTGTGTTTGTCTAAATTCTGATGAATGAAAGCTTGTTGCTCTCTTGGCGAATACGGTATTGTAATCTTCATTAGTGAATGCTTGGAATTTTGTCATTGTTGTAATAACGCATTTTAATTTTAGTAAACACGAAATCAGCAAACTCTGGTAAATCTGTCTCTTCCTCAAATCCATTAAACACCATCATTAGCTCACCGCCATAAGTGGTAAATGTAAATGCGCTCACATTCTTAAATTTGTCTGGTATCTTTAACTGTTTCTTTTTCTTTGTGTCGTTCATCGGTAATTATATACGTATTAGACGGCAGCCACGTTTTGTGGTGTGGCTCTGTTTTTTAGATTTCTTTCTGTTTTCACAGGTTTTTGACTTGTCTTTAGATACTTTATCTACGGCTCTAGCTTGCTATTCTTTATTTTATTTAGCGTTCAGTACGTGTTTGGTACGTACTTTATATTATCGAACTCCATAACACGCGCGAGACGTCTTTAGTTTCCGCTAACTACCTGACCTTCAACTATCTTTTGCTCAGGCTGCTCCCAAGTTATTTGAACTTTAGTATCTTGAATGATCTCTTGTTTATCACCATACAAGCTTGGCAGTAGTTTACTCGCAAGCCACCTGTAGTGATGTAATTTCTCTCTAACCAATGCAACATCCTTTGATGTTGTTGTTTCAAGTTCATCAATCATACGGTCAAGATAATACTGACAACCTATCTTTCTCGCCTGACTAATCTTGTTGGAAAATTCTTTATCAGTTTTAATCCAATTATAGACAGTAGATAAGCTTGGCATATCTTTAGCTTGGCAAATCGAAGTCAGCGTCTGACCGTTCATTAATTTTGTTTCTAAACTTTCGGTCAATGATTTTGTTAATTGTATCTTGTTTGACATTTTTTAAATTTTGTAATGATCTTAAAAGACCTGATTTTGTTGTAGGTCCAGCAGATAAGCCAGCGTGGAATTTACATCTATATTTCTTACTTGTTTTACAGAAATAACCTTTGCATTTACATTGAACAGTAAACTTACTGCCTCTTGTAAATGATTGGCAACGATCTGGTTTGAATTTCATTTGCGAAACAAAACTGTTGGAATAAAAAAAAAGAGTAAAAAAAAATTATTAATTTAAAACTGCTTTTGTATGCAAGTGTTCTTGATACAGTAAAATTATACTGCTCATTTCTTATTTGTCTAGTCTCTAAGATTTTATGATATTAGAAAAAATATTTTTATTTTGATTATAATGTAATTAGATAAACACTTTGTCTAATTTGTCAAAGTTATTTTTTAATTTATTTGATAATTTATCTAGGAGGTTCTTATATCTATTCTTAATTGTAATACGATGAAAACCAAAAAACTTTCCAAGCTTAGTCCATTGAAAACGATTAGCTCGCAACCACAATAGCTTTCTGTCTAACTTAGGATTGTCTGATATATCATCATCAACAAATAATAAAATATCTAAAGCTAGCTCATATCTTGACATCTGACGTGGTGTTGCACGCAAAACTAATTTAGGCTTAACGTGAAATCCCCAATCTTTTTTATCATAATAACTTTCAAGGACCTGATACATAGACGGACATCTATTGTTGTGAGGACCAGCAATAAACTTTTCTGCATAAGCAGCATCATCGAGGATCTCTACTATTAATCTTTCTAATTTAATTTGTTCTTCAACTATTTTCTCTATGCTTTTTAACATTGCGATATACCCAGCTATACATAACATCTGTTTCTTTTATTCGATCAAACTCTTCACGCGGCAAATCTTTTAGCTTATCGTAAAGATCGCTCTGATCTAAGTTAGGAAACAAATATTTTTTTGTTGTGAATTGTCTTGTATGATTTTTTAAAGTGGACCATCCTTTACTACCACCAAACTTTGTAAAACCTATTTGCTGAACAAAGTATTTGTGTCTTGGCATATCAAAGACAAGATACTTACCTGCATCTTTAATTGATATTAAAGCAAGACCGTCAATATGTATTCTTGCTAGCCTAGATAAACTTTCCTGAACTTTATCTAATCCAATTTGAAATGTACCTGATATATCAACCAGCCTAATAAAACTTGTTAAAGTTTTTACATTAAACTGATGGCAGCAATAACTATAAATTCTAAAGTCTAAATCCTTTAGCTTATTTTCTTTTAAAACTA